GTGGATGTACGCGAGCAACAACTACTGCAGTCTGGTCGCTACCGACATCACACGAGCATCCGCTGGCGTGTACACGATGAAGCTGCGCGATGGGCTTCCCGTGATCCTGAACATCAGCGGAGACGTATGGGGGCCTGCCGCGACGGCCAAGAACTTGGTGGTGCAGGACTACAACCCGACCACGCGAGTCGTGTCGTTCACCACCAATCTCGAGTCAACCGGAGCAGCAACCGACATCGCGGCTGCTGATTTCGTCGTGTTCGAGATCAAGGGTCAGAAGTCCGTCCCGACGTACTGAACCGCCATGGCCTACACGCGTACCTTCGCTCAGCTGTCGCTTGCCGTCCAACAGGTCGGCGGGTGGGAGGGGTCGATCGACATCACACCGATCGTCCTCCTGCAGGCGATCAACTACGGGCTGCTCGAGGGCTACGCGCTCATGGTCAAGGCGTGGCGCGACTACTACACGATCGACACGACCTTCGCGATCATCGCCGGGACGGACACCTACCCCCTGTCGACGATCGCGCCCAATTTCTATCAGCTGCGCCACCTCGACGTCTCGTCGGATGGCTTGCGGTTCCGCCGATGCCTCCCGCACGACTTGTCGGCGGCGTACCGGTACAGCGCGGTGCCGGCGATTACGATCGCTCGCCTCCGGTACCGGATGCAGGGCGCGAACCTCGTGTTCGTCCCGGTGCCTCCGGTCGGCACGGCGCGCATCTACTGGATCCCGCTTCCGGTCCAGTTCGCTTCGACAGCTGACGTCACCCCGGTTACCTTCGATGTCCCGGCCGAGGAGCTCGTCGTGGTCTACATGGCGCAGAAGTTCTGCCTGGACCGGAGCGACCTGTCGACCGTCGGCGTCGAGCGCGACATCGCGCAAGCAGCGATGGGACTGCGCAGCAACGCTAGCAACCGGGACGCCGATCAGCCCGTCTACCTAGATCCGAACGGTCCGCCGCGCGACTCGCGCATCCTCGGCTACAACGACGACGATGGGGGCTGGTGATGGCTGCCAAGAGGCCAGTCCGTCCCGACCCCGGGCGCATGCTCAACCTGACGCGCGCGGCCGACCAGCCGAGCACGCAGCGCGCGCTCGAGCAGATCAAGCAGACCGTGAACCAGACGGTGGCCGTCGTGGCTGCGGCTGCGGCTGGCGAGGGGCGGCTGGTCGGGGTCATCGTGATGTCCGCATCCGGGACGCACGTCTTGTCCGCGGGCGCGGCGCGGCGCCGGGTCCGCATGTGCGGCGGCGGCGGCGGCGGCGGCGGAGCCGGTGGCGGAGCCAACGTCGCGTGTGGGGCCGGCGGGACCGCGGGAATCACGATCGAGTTCGTGCTGGACGGCGGCGAGTCGGCGACCGTCACGATCGGAGCGGGTGGCGCGGGTGGCGCGCCCAGCGCATCCGGATCCGCTGGCGGCGCCACCACCTTCACGACGGCGAGCGCGACCTTCGTTGCAGGAGGCGGCGGCGGCGGCGGCGGCTTGCCGACCACGGCCGGCAATAGCTCGGCCTTGGTCTCGGCGCCGGTCTCCGGATCCACACTCCCGCCGACGTCGCTCTACGCCGTGACCGACCTCGGGAGCGCGGGCTACGTGTTCGCCGGGGCGGCCGCATTCCCCGGCGATGGCGGGAGCGGAGCGCTGGGGGTCGGCGGGCTCGGGTCGCACACCGCGCTCGCTGCCGGCAACCCAGCAATCGGGTTCGGCGCGGGAGGCGGCGGCGGAAACGCCGGACCAGTCGGGTTCGGCGGAGGCAACGGGTCGCCCGGGGTCTGCATCATTGAGGAGCTGAGCTGATGCCGCAAGCGCCGTCACCGAACATGGGGCTCATCCTTCCCGACGAGGGCGCGAGCCTGAACGTGTGGGCTCCGCTGCTCGATGCCGCCTTCGGCGTCACCGGCGGCGGGATCGACGCGCACGACCACACGTCGGGCAAGGGCGTCAAGATCGCTGCCGGCGCGCTGAACATCAACGGCGACGTGTCGTGGTCGAGCGGCGGGACGTCGCACTCGATCACCGATGTGCTCGCGATCGACTTCAAGCCGGGGCCTCCGACCGGGGTGTCCGGGCTGGCCGGCGCGCTGTTCATCTCCGACGGGACCTCGGGCACCACGGCCGGCGAGTTGTACTACCGGACCATGCTCGGATCCAACGTCCAGGTGACGCTCGGCGCCGCGCTCAATGTCGCCGCGTTCGCGGGCGGCATCGGCGGCGACTACATCTCGGCGGGCGCGCTCGAGGTGTACGACGCGGCGACGCTGAGCTACTGGCTGCAGCAACCTGGTTCGCCACGCCCGTGGGCCTCACTGCGCGTGGGCAACGTGGACGTGTACCAGGCCGCGGCGAGCATCGTTAACCGGGTGAGAATTCAGAGCCCGAATGCGCTGGCGGCGAGCTATGCGATCGTGCTGCCTACCGCACTACCAGCTGCCAAGTCGACCATGCAGATCGACTCCGCGGGTCAGATCACGGCAATACAGAATAGCTCGTGGATGTTCCCAGCATCACTCGCGCTTCCGCAGGCTGCCGCGATCGTGTGGTCCGGTGCAGGGACAAACCTCGGATGGGATATAGGAAATTCCAGCTCCGGAGTTGAATGTCCGATAGCTCTCCCCATAGGGGCCGTGATCACGTCATGGACGGCAACGATACGGAAGTCATCAGCAGCCTCAAGCACCATATCCGCTGCTCTTTTTGACCGTAATATTTCAGCTGGAACGGCATCACTTATTGGCGTAACTCAGGTAAATTCAGTGAACAATCCTGGATTCACCACGATGGGTCAGTCCGGATTGTCCACTACTGTATCCGTAGGACACACCTACCATATTTCGATCAGTGAGTCTGCCGCAGCCCCGGGGCTTGGGGTCGACTTCATGACTGGATGGCAGGTAACAACGTGATGTCACAACCCGACGCCGACGAGCGAGAGGTTTGCCATGGCCACGCGTCCACCGCCCGCCCACCATTCGGACTTCATGTGTTCTCCATCTCTGTCACCGAGCAGGCCAAGCGCGCAGTGTGCTACCTCGTGCGCCATGTTGCTGTGCGAGATCGCTGGGCCATCGGCCGATGCGCCGGACGTCCACTGCGGGATGATCCATGCCACCCAGACGTCGCACCCGATCGACACCCCACCCACCCCATTGCCGTGCTCATCGTGGACCCCGCCAACCACCCAGGTGATAGACGTGATGTCTCCTCGGTTGATGCCCATCGACTCGGCAACGATCGAGACCGCTCGCTCGGAGTAGGTGACACCCACAGATGGCAGGGAGTCGAGCGTTGCGCGGTAGCCGTCGTCAACCGCTCCGTCGACACCACAGCCGGCGAGAACGATCGCGAGAATCAATGTGCGCATGCGCCTACCATGAGGCGCCATCGGCAATCTGTCAACAACCTTGACTTCATGCGGTTGGCATGACGCTCCAGCCACAGCCACTCGCGATCATGTTCGGCGGCGGTGTCGACTTGCGATCCGACAGCAAGCAGGTACCGACCACCAAGCTACTTGATCTGCAAAATGCGGTGTTTACGAAGCTGACCACGATCAGCAAGCGGAACGGGTACCGCGCGCTCAGCAAGCAGATCCAAGACGGCGGCGGCGACATCGCGAACGCCCGCGGGCTCGCCGAGCGCGACGGTGAGGTTCTCCTCTTCACCGACAAGCGGTGTTTCTCGTACCGGCCGAGCGCTGACCGGTGGGCCGATGCCGGCGAGATCGCCGCTACCACGGCGACGACCATGCCGATCGCGCGCACGGGCTCATACCAGACCGGAGCGGACAGCGCGGTCCGCAATGGGTGCCGGGTCGTGGCGTGGGAGGACTCGCGCAACGGCGTGTGGTGCTCGGTCATCGAGGACGTAACCGGGCGCGTCTTGCGCAGCCAGACCCAGCTCGACGCGAGCACGAGCGCACGGGACGTGAGCGTGGTCGCGGTCGGCGAGGTGATCCACGTGATCTGGACGCGCGCCGACATCACCAGCATCAAGATCGCTGTCGTCAACCCTGCGACCCCAGCGAGCGCTCCGGTGGTCAGCACGCCGATCAGCGACCTCAACGCGACGAAGCCCTTCTACGACGTCGAGTCGGTGCCGCTCATGGCCAACCGGCCGGCGATCATCGCGTGGGTCAGCAGCACGCTTGGCACCCTGCGCATCGGGTACCTCGGTCCGCCCGGAACGTTCATCCCACCCGTAGTGTCCTCGCCGGCCACGATCACGGGTCCGGTGTGCGTGGCATTCAATCAGGCAGATGGCATGGTCGCGCTGGGATGGCTCGAAGGGAGTTCGATCCTGAAGGCGGTGATCAAGGATGCCGCGACGCTCACGACGCTGAACCTGTTCACGGGGCTCGCGACCTCGGGGGGCAGCGGGTACTCGCGGATAACGATGGGCTGGGGCGCTCCGCAGGCGAGCGCGACCCAAACGCTGTGGTTCGCCTGCGAGCTCCTGACCGCACGCTCCGACCTTTCGGCGGTAGACTGTGGGAGCGTCGACATCACCGCGCTGACCTCCACGGCGACGACTCGGCTCCGCGGGCATGGGCTCGTGTCGCGCGCGTTCCGTGATGGCGACGATGTCTACGTCGGTATCGCCCACACCGCGCGGTTCTTTCCCTACGTCGCCATGCTGCGGATCAGCAACGTGCTCGGGGTGGCGGCGCCGAACGCCGTCATCCTGTCCCGGCTCATGCCCGGTGAGGCGTCGGGCTCGCTCATGAGGACGACCGGCGCTGCGACACGGGCGTGGACGCAGCACCTGCCGCACGTGTCACAGGAGGGGGCGGCGGATACGGACGTCACGACGCGACAGCACGCGCTGTGTGTGCCGTACCGCATCCAGTTGAGCTCGCAGAACGGCGACCAGTTCTCGGAGCAGGGGCTCAAGCTCGCGACGCTCGACTTCCTGCCGACCTACCAGAGCGTGCAGCTCGGCCGCAACCTGTACCTGTCCTCGTCGATGCCGATGAGCTACGACGGCGACGCGTGGCACGAGGCCGACTTCCATTGCGCGCCAGACTTCGGGTTCGACGCGACGGGCGCCCCGGTCGATATGACCACGGCGATCACGATGGTGGCCGGGGGGTCGATCCCGAATGGGACCTACGTCTACGTGTGGTGGTACGAGGCGGTCGACGCCAAGGGCGAACTCCACCGCGGCGCCCCGAGCGTCAAGATGCTGGTGACGATGAGCGGAGGCCCGCGCTCGTTCTCGATGGCGATCCCGACGTGCCGGCTCACCAAGTTCGCTAACGTGAGGATCTGCGTTGCGCGGACCGCGCAGGGCGCAACCGGGACTGATACGACGCTGCCGCTCAACCGCGTGACCAGCAACGATGTCACGGTCAAGACCGGCAGCAACCGCTACATCGACAACGATCCAACCGTCGACTTCGTGACGTTCGTCGACGGGATCGACGACATCACGTTGACGACGCGCGAGCCGCTCTACACGAACGGCGGAGTTCTACCGAACGCGCCGTCACCATGGCACGGCGGCATCATCGCGGTGGGCAAGAGCCGGCTCTACTGGACCGACACCACCGATCCGCATCTCGTCCGCTACTCGCAGACCATCGCCGACGATACCGCGCTCGAGGCCCCACCGGAACTCTCGCTCCGCAAGGACCCGTTCGGCGGACCCATCACGGCGATCGGCGTGATGGATGACTCGGTCGTCCCGTACTCGACGACGGCGGTCTACGTGTTCACCGGGCCGGGTCCGCTCGCTGACCCGGCAGTTGATCCGGCGGCGAACGCGTTCACACCGATCGAGCTCGTGTCGACCGACGTCGGGTGCATCACCGCGACCTCGATCGGACAGACCCCGCTCGGGCTCACTTTCCAGTCCGCCAAGGGCATCATGATGCTCACGCGCGACCGGCAGATCGTGAACATCGGAAACGACGTCCAGAAGTTCGACGCGCAGAAGATCACCCACGCGACCCTCATACCGACCGCGCAGCGGATCGTGTATCTCACCGACAACGGTCGTACGCTGATGTGGGACTACAACCGCAACAGCTGGTCGACGTTCACGAATCACGAGGGGCTCGATGCGGTAGTTCTCGACGGGCTCTACTACTACCTGCGCAAGGACTCGCGCGTATTCGTCGAGACGCCCGGCGTCTACCGAGACGACAACTCGAACATCGAGATGGTGATCGAGACGGCCTGGATCCACTACGCGCAGTACCTGCAGGGCTGGCAGCGTGTGCTCGAGGTCTACTTCCTCGGCCGGTTCATTTCGGCGCATACCCTCGGAATTCGCTACCGCCTCGACTACGACGAGAGCTACAGTCCAGAAATCCTGAACGATGTCAACTCGAATTGGAACCCGTCCGCGTACGGGGCGGGGACGTACGGCGGTGGCGCGTACGGCGGCGCCGGAGGTGACACGACCAGGTATCAGCGCAGGATCCACATGAACAAGCGATCCCAGGCGATCTCGTTCCTGATCCGCGACATCGAGGCCACCGGGGATTTCGGCGCCTCGTTCGAGTTGTCCGAGTTGCTGCTTATCGGAGGCAGGCTCGGACAGGCCATCAAAATCGGCGCGGCGCGAAGCGCCTGAAGGAGCAGTCATGTCTTGGTACGACCCCGGAGAACTCGGCAAGGACCTGCTGAACGGAGCCACGCTCGGCGGGTACGGCGCGCTCGCCGGGTCTGACATGATGACCGGCAACAACGTCCCTACGCAGTGGGCGGACCGCAACCAGTTCATGGGCTACATCAACCAGGGGATGGGGCCGGGCGGAATCGCGAACCAGCAAGCCCCGCAGCTCCAAATGGGCAGCGACCCGTTCCGCGCCGGGCAGCTCCAGCAAATGGGGCAGCTCCAGGGCATCGCGAGCGGACAGCAACAGGGCGCAGGCGAGCTCGCGGCGCAGCGGCAGATCCAGCAAGCGCTCGCTGCGCAGCAGGCTCAGGCCCGCATGGCGCGCGGCGGCAACGCGGCGCTCGCGTACCGCAACGCGGCCAACCAGAGCGCTGCGTTGGGCTCCACCGGAGCCGGCATGGGGCAAACGGCAGCGCTCCAGGATCAGCAAGCTGCCCAGGGCATGCTCGGGCAGGTCGGCGCGGCGGGTCGCCAGGGAGACTACGGCGTCGCCAACGCGAACGCTGGGTATCAACAGAACACCAACGCGCTCAACAGCCAGAACTACCTCGGCCTGATGAACCAGCTCGGCGGCATGAACCAGGGCCAGCTCGCGGCCGAGCAAGCGAAGGCGCAGGGCGCGAACGCGGCACAGTCGAATCTCCTGGGCGGCGTGCTCGGAGCCGGCGGGGAGATCGGCGGCGCGGCGCTCAAGTCCGACATCAACGTCAAGACGAACATCACCGACGCGCGCCGCGACATCGACGAGATGCTCGATAGCATGCGGCGCCAGATCAGTTGGGACTACAAGGATACCAAGCATGGCGAGGGGCGGTTCTCGGGCATCGCGGCGCAGGACCTCGAGCGCAGCGCGATCGGCAAGCGCATCGTGCGCGACGCGCCGGATGGCAAGGAACTCGACGCGCACAAGACCATCTCGGCCACCCTGGCGGCGACCGCGCGGCTCAACGAGCGGCTCCGCAAGCTCGAGGCATCGGCGCGCTGATGCCGCTCGACCTGCCACCGTCAGTACTCGCCGGGATGGGGATCCAGGGCCAGCCGTCAATGCCGCCCGACGATGGGTCGGCGGCGGTGCCGCTCGATCCGTATGGCGGGCTGCACCCGTCCGTGGTGCAGGGGCTCGGGTGGGCTCCACCTCCGCAGGTCGGGATGCCGCAGGCATCACCGGATCAGCTACCGTCGCCTCCGCAGTTCACCTCGCTGCCGAGCGCGTCGGAAGGCGGACAACCGTCGTCACCGCAACAGCCTACTGACTTCGTGGTCAAACCGCCCGGCGAGCAAGCCCCACGGCCGGCCGCTGCGCAGCCACAGGCGCCCAGGGCGATGACGCCGGAGCAAGGGTTTGCCACGGCCCAGGCCAGGCAAGAG